ATTTCCAACCAGGTGATTATTTTTTAAGAACTCCTGTATACGATAATAGTGGTGAATTTTTTGATCATAAAGAAAAAATTAAAATATTATCTATTGATCTTCCTAAAGATGGTAAAAGCGATATATCCAAAGTTAAAACTGAAGATGGTAAAATAATGGGATTATCTAGTACTTCATTATACGACATAGCAAGACCATTATAATTAAAAATAAATAAAATAAATAAAAATGAAAAAAGCAGATAACTTTGATGCTAGCAAATGGTTAGTAGAAAATAAAGTAACTTTTCAATCTCGTTTAAACGAAGATGAAGCTTATTTAAGCCCAAGTATGCAAAAACAATTTAATATGATTGTTAGTGCTCTAAAAAAGGCTAAATCTCAGGAAGATATTGATCAAGTTCATTCAAATCTTATGCTTCTTCCTAAAAAACTAACAAAAATATTTATTGATAAACTTGTAAATATGGGATTAGCAAACAGAGAGGGAGAAGGAAAATATTCACTTGATTATGATGATGGATTAGATGAATCTAAATTAGATGAAGGTAAAGTTAAAAATCAATATGTTGTTAAAGATGAAGAAGAAAGTGATGAATATGGAGATTTTTATGTAATTGATAAAAAAAAAGCATTTGAATATCTAAAACAATTTGATAAAAGGGGTAGTGTAAATGCTAAACAATTTATTAAAGATGATGAAGGTTGGGGTGAATTTGAACAATATCTTGAGGATGTTGAATTAATGTCTGATAAAGAATTAGAAGATGCTATGCGTGAAGATATGAGTATGTATTTCTTTAGTAATCCTGATGAATTAGGTGAATCTAAATAATATATAAAGTAAAGAGCTCTCGAAAAAGAGCTCACTTTAACTTGGTTTATTAAAAAATAGTTATTATATTAATGTCACAAAATAAAAATTGATAAAGTTATGGATTTAAATGAAATGAGAAACCGACTGCAAACAATTCAGTCAAAATCGTCCGGCAAATCTGGTGAGAAAAAATCAGTGTTTTGGAAGCCATCTATTGGCAAACAAATTGTTCGTGTTGTACCTTCTAAGTACAATAAGCTCAATCCATTCACAGAAATGTATTTTCACTATGGTATCGGTAAAAACACAATGGTATCGCCTATTAACTGGGGTGAAAAAGATCCAATTGTAGAGTTCGCTAAACAACTTCGCCAAACTTCAGACAAAGAAAACTGGAGATTAGCTAAAAAAGTTGAGCCAAAAATGCGTATCTTCGTTCCTGTAATCGTTCGCGGTGAAGAATCTGAAGGTGTTAAATTATGGCAGTTTGGTAAAGAATTGTACATGGATTTCTTGAACCTTGCTGATAACGAGGACGTTGGGGATTTTACAGATGTGTCAACAGGACGCGACATTACTTTAACGACTGTAGGTCCTGAAGTAACTGGTACTAACTACAACAAAACTACAATTATGCCTAAAGTAAAGGAAACACCTTTAGCAGCAAGCAAAGATGAAGTTAATGCGTTGTTAGAAAACCAACCTAACCCAATGGATGTGTTTAAACGTTATTCGTTTGATGACATGAAAGCTGCTTTACAAGAGTGGTTAACTCCAGAAGAACCAGAAGAAGGTTCAATCATCGATGATGAAAAAGAAGAAGCAGCACCCGTAACAACAGGTAAAGCTTATTCAATTAAAACTCCTGCAGCTGCTAAAGTAAGCAAAGCAGATAAGTTTGATTCATTATTTGAAGACGAAGAAAGTAACGATTTACCTTTCTAAATTAAAACAACATTATGGCTAAAAGTAAAAAAAGCGAATCGCTGACGGCTGCTCTATCCTCTGAACTTAGATCGAATTTCGATTTGACTAAATTTAAAGAGAAGAAAATGCTCAATTCAAATGTAAAATTTAAAGAGCAAAGATGGATCCCTCTTAGTCCTGCATTTCAGGACGTAACATCCGTACCAGGCATTCCTATGGGCCATATTATACTTCTTCGAGGTCATAGTGACACAGGTAAAACAACGGCAATGATTGAAGCAGCAGTATCTGCTCAAAAAATGAAAGTTCTACCTGTGTTTATTATTACCGAAATGAAGTGGAATTGGGAGCATGCTACTCAAATGGGGTTACAAGTAAACGAAATCGTAGATGAAACAACAGGCGAAGTCCTGAATTACGAAGGTAATTTTATTTACGTTGACCGTGAAACATTGCACACTATTGAAGATGTAGCTGCTTTTATTCTTGATTTATTAGATGAACAGAAAAAAGGCAATTTACCTTACGATTTATTATTCCTATGGGATTCAATCGGTTCGGTACCTTGTGAATTATCAGTTCGTTCAAATAAAAACAATAATGAATGGAACGCAGGAGCAATGAGTACACAATTTGGTAACAATGTTAACCAAAAAATGACACTTTCACGTAAAGAGTCTTCACCCTACACTAATACATTAGTATGTGTTAATAAAGTTTGGACAGCAAAAGCAGAAGTACCAATGGGTCAACCAAAGTTGATGAACAAAGGTGGATTTGCTATGTGGTTTGATGCTACATTTGTAGTAACATTTGGTAATATTTCAAATGCTGGGACATCTAAAATTAAAGCGATTAAAGATGGTAAGCAAGTTGAATTTGCTAAACGAACAAATCTCCAAATTGATAAAAATCACATTAATGGTGTTCAGTCAAGAGGTAAAATTATTATGACACCTCATGGATTCATTACTGATAATGATAAGGAACTTAAGACCTATAAAGATGCACATGCATCTGAATGGATGAAAATCCTTGGAAGTATGGATTTTGACATTTTTGAAGAAAATGATTCATTTGAATCACAAAATATCTTCACACAGGAACCAGATTAATATGAAAAAGAACGAACTATTTAAACTTCTTGACAGTGTAGTTGAGGAGAATGACACCGTATCCGCTAAAAAGTATGACCGAGTACTTTTAATAGATGGTTTAAATCTATTCTTTAGGAACTTTGCAATGATGAATATTGTAAATTCTCAAGGAGCGCACGTCGGAGGTTTAGGTGGTTTTATGCGTTCATTAGGATCTCTAATTAATCAAATCCAACCAACATCAGTTTTTGTAGTATTCGACGGAATTGGTTCTTCCACTAATAGGAAGAACCTACTCCCCGAATATAAATCGGGTCGTAATTTAACTCGAATTACAAACTGGGAAGTATTTGAAGATTTAGAAGATGAAGATGATGCTAAAATTAACCAAATCGTTCGTATTGCTCATTACCTAAAATGTTTACCTGTTAAGACTGTCGCAATTGACAAAGCTGAAGCAGATGATATTATAGCGTATTATAGCGATATTCTTCCTAAGACATATGGTTCCAAGGTCTTTATTGTTTCATCGGATAAAGACTTTATACAACTGGTAAATGACGATGTTATTGTATATCGTCCAATCGAAAAAGAATACTATACTAAAGACACAGTTAAAGAAAAATTTAATGTATTAGCAGATAATTTTATACTATATAAAATGCTACTTGGTGATAACTCAGATAAAGTAGCAGGTGTAAAAGGATTAGGTGAAAAAGGTTTATTAAAGAAATTTCCTGAATTAGCTACTAAAATATTAACATTAGATGATATCTTTAGAATCTCAGAAGAAAAACATAAAGAACATGTTGTTTATGCTCGAGTTGCTTTTGAAAGAGAACGATTAGAACAAAACTACAGAATTATGAATCTTAAAAAGCCATTATTAGATGATGGTGATAAAGAGTTCTTAACTGCTTTTGCAGAGTCTGATAACTTAGCTTTGAATAGCGAAGCTTTCTTACGATTTTACCACGATGACGGTTTGGGACATTTAATTAAGAATGTAGAATTTTGGATTAAAGATACCTTTAAAGTACTAAACAGTTTTAAATAAATAAGTTATATATGACACTCAGCAATTTAAACTCCTATGGAACAGGATTCCAGATTAAGGTTTTATCTTCACTATTAACTCATAAAGAGTTTCTACTGAATATCCACGATGTATTAAGTGAAGAATACTTTGATAACAATGCTCACAAGTGGGTTATCAAAGAAATACTAAAATATTATTCAAAATACCATACAACTCCTACAATGGATGTTTTAAAGGTAGAATTAAAGAAAATAGACAACGAAGTATTACAAATTTCAATTAAAGAACAATTACGTGAAGCATATAAATCTTCAGATGAAGATCTTAAATATGTTGAAGAAGAATTTTCTAATTTTTGTAAAAACCAACAACTTAAACGAGCGTTGTTAACGAGCGTAGATTTCCTAAATGCAGGAGACTATGATTCAATCCGTTCATTAATTGATAACGCACTTAAAGCGGGTCAAGACAAAAATGTTGGACATGAGTATAATAAGGAAGTTGAATCTCGTTATAGAGAAGATCATAGAGTTGTAGTACCTTGTCCTTGGGATGCATTTAGTAATTTATTACAAGGTGGTTTAGGTAATGGTGATTTTGGATTAATATTTGGTAATCCTGGAGGTGGTAAATCTTGGACATTAATTGCTTTAGGTGGT